TTGAACCCGCAACATCTGACCCGATGCGCGACAAGCCCCGCCGTTCAGGGCGGGGAAGGATAGCGCGGGACGCGTAGCGGCCCTATACTCAGACCTGTACGGATAGACAGCATTCCCATGCAGCGCCTCCAAGCCTTCAAATACGAACTGATGCCGACCGGCGAACAGCAGCGCCAGATGCGCCGCTTCGCCGGTTCATGCCGGTTCGTGTTCAACAAGGCGTTGGCATTGCAGAAGGAGCGCTACGAGCAAAGCGAAAAGAAGCTCGGCTATGCTGGGCTGTGCAAGCGGCTCACGGAATGGCGGCATGATCCTGAGACGGCCTGGCTCAAGGATGCACCCACGCATCCTCTGCAACAGGTGCTCAAGGATCTGGAGCGGGCGTACAGCAATTTTTTCGCCAAACGGGCCGACTTCCCGCGCTTCAAGAAGAAGGCGCAGTCCGACAGCTTTCGTTACCCAGACCCGAAGCAGGTCAAGCTCGACCAAGCCAAAAGCCGGATATTTCTGCCAAAACTCGGCTGGCTGCGTTATCGCAACAGCCGGGACGTGCTGGGAGAGTTGCGCAACGTCACGGTCAGCCTGAGCAGCGGCAAATGGTTCGTGTCGATCCAGACGGCCCGCGAGATCGAGCAGCCCGTACCGCAGGCTACTAGCAGCGTCGGGATAGACATGGGTATAGCCCGCTTCGCCACACTTTCGGATGGCACGTTCTACGCCCCACTCAACAGCTTCAAGCGACACGAAATCGCCTTTCGCAAGGCGCAACAGTCGATGAGCCGCAAAACCAAATTCAGTAACAACTGGAAGAAGGCCAAGACCCGCGTCCAGAAAGTCCATTCCCGCATCGGCAATGCCCGCCGCGACTACCTGCACAAGACCACGACCACGATCAGCCAAAACCACGCGATGGTGTGTATCGAGGACTTGCAGGTACGCAACATGAGCAAGTCGGCGGCAGGCACGACCGAGCAATCGGGAAGAAACGTCCGCGCCAAATCCGGGCTGAACAGAGCCATCCTCGACCAAGGCTGGTTCGAGTTCCGCCGCCAACTAAACTACAAGCTGGCGTGGAACGGAGGCTGGCTCATCGCCGTGCCACCGCGAAACACCAGTCGCACCTGCCCGAGCTGTGGGCATGTGTCTGCGGACAACCGCCGCACCCAGGCGCAGTTCTGCTGCGTGGAATGCGGTTTCGAGGAAAACGCCGATGTGGTCGGCGCGATCAATATTCTAAGGGCGGGGCACGCCCGGTTCGCCTGTGAAGTGAGCGGTGCGGTAATGCCGCCAGCAGCAGGAACCCACCGAAGCGACTCTGGGGTGGCTCAATGCCACGCCTGAGCGCCGTAGGAATCTCCAGCCTTCAGGCTGGGGAGGATGTCAATTGGAAGGACAGCGCTCTGCCAGTTGAGCTAGAGCCGCGGATAGGTGCCGGACTAGCCGGCGTCACGCCCGCAGAGCAAGGAGCCGGGGCTTTCGCCTTGATCACCAGTGGTGACCCTTGCCTTCTTCTGCCGCATGCGTGATTTGGAGTGACCGGTGCTGAATCCGGCATGGCGGTGAACTGGCTATAACGCCCACTGAACGTTGCCGCCGCGTATCCTCTTAGCGCATCAGCCTACGCATTCACTCCGTGCCGGGCTTCCACCGGCTCCCACTTCACTTTAACGCCTGCGTGTCCAAGGCGATCCCGGCCGCGTAGTCGCAACCCGAAGGATTTGGTAGCAAGGGCTGGATTCGAACCAGCGTTCTCCGGGTTATGGGCCCGGCGAGATGACCACTTCTCCACCCTGCGTCGAAACAAAAAGCCCCGGCAGATGCCAGGGCTTCGGTGGTGACTTTCGCCAGAGGCGAATTTGTCACGATGGAGATAAGTTTGCCTCAGCCGCACATTTGTCGTCAAGCAGCATTTTTCATCATTTTTATCGCCGAAGAGACAGGCACAAGCGCGGCCTTGTCGAGATCGTTGCAGGCATCGAAACAGGCCTGGATAAAGCCGTCCCATTCCCTATCCCAGTTTCTTGGGTCAAGTTCAATGCCATGCATACGGTCAAGCCATGCGCGGAACGACTCAGGGCTTGGGCAAGGATCAACACCTTCGCTCTGCCCGCCCTGATGCATGCGACGGTACCGGAACAAGACTCCCGCAGCGACATAGCGCGCCTTCTCGAATTTCTTGGTGTACATCCTTGGGCCAGTTTCGTACGCGACCCTGAACACGATCTCTTCCGCAGTCTCCTTGTCGTCTTCTCCGGCCATCGGGCTGTACATGTGATTGCCGAACACCTTCAGGTGCGCCGGGAGGGTATCGATCGCCTTTTGAATCACGCCGGCGAGCGCCTGATGAACAGCCCGAGGAGTGCTAATGTCGCGCTCAGTCCTGGTCTGGTGGATTCCTGGCACGAAGGTGTGCTGGCTGTAGGAGACAGCATCCCCATCATCGTCGATCTCGGTGATGCGGCGCCGGACATATCCGCCAGCTTCGACAATTCCAAGAGCAGCTCGCTCTGCCGCCTCAGCCATGCCGCTGTTCCAAGGGGTATAGAACGCATCGTGCCAGGCAATGCGCGCGCTGTTTAGATTCATGCCGTTGCCCTCTTCAGCTCGCGCACCCAGGCCCGGAACTTGGCCTTCAGTGCTTTGATTTCTTCAATGGTCAGTTTCAGTGGCTCATGATGGCCTTCCAGCCACTCAACTTTCTCGGCGCCGATCTTGCGCACCAGGTTGATCCGGTAGTTCACGATGTCGCCTGACTTATGGTTGTTGCATGGGGCGCATTGTTTGTTCACGTTGAGCGGCTCGAAGCGCAGCTCAGGGCTGGCGGCAACCGTCCTGTAATGCCCGGCGTGGTACTGCCCATCGTGGTGGCGGCCACAACTGATGCACGGCTGGTCGGCGTCGCGCAGGCGAATGAACTCGTTGAACGCAGCTTGAGCCTCGCGCAGGTGATCCGCCCTGCTCTTCAGCCTCTCCTTCCGCACTTTGATCTCCCTCCGCTCGCGGTCGGCGATGGCCTTCCGCGCCGGCTTGGCGTGCTTGTCCTTGATGGCCAGGGCGCAGGCCGGCGAGCAGGCCTTTTGCGTGCTGCTGAAGCGAGGGGTGAACTCCTGGCCGCATGCAGGGTTCTGGCACTTCCGCAGCTTCGCTTGGCGAGTTGGGAGCGTCATGCTGCGTCCTCGCTAAGCAGATCGTTGAAGAAAACACCCTTCTCCGAGAACTCAGCAACGATGGCATCGGTGTAGGCGATGCCCTGGGCTCGGTTGAAGAGCCTGGTCACGGGGAAGCCATCCGGTCCGAAAATGGCGCAGGCGCCCATCAGGCGGATCTTGGTTTCGTAGTCCAGGTTCAAGAACAGGCGGTTCCAGCCATCGCGGAAATCGGCATCGGCTGCTCGCATGATCGGCACACCGAAATGGAGCTTGCAGTACCGGCGAGCGTCCTCTACGTCATCCATTCCGGTCATCTGGGCAATTCGCTGGTAGAGCGCGAACCATAGGGCGTTCTGGTCCAGTGTTCTGTCCTTCCCGGGGCGAAGGGAAACCACGACGTACTTTTTCTCGCGGTACATCGCGGTCAGGCGGGTGATCGCCTCGGACAGGCGCGCGGCGCTGTTTACGGCGATTCGATCAGCCACGGCTTGCCCTCCGCTCAGCCAGTTCCGCACAGTCCCGGCACTTCCGAACCCCAGGAACGATCGAGCGCCGCGCTACCGGAATCTCCTCGCCGCAGTCTTCACATTCGTACAGGCTCTCGCCGACGTACTTGACTCGGGAGTACAGTCGTTCAGCGAGTTCTCGCTCGGCGTAGTCATTGGCGATGTCTACGATATCCACGTCACTCGCCCTCCCCTTGCAGGCTCTTCAGCAGTGCCTTGAGCTGGCGATAGCTTTCCATCGACTTAGCGTTCGATTCGCGTTCCTGCTCGACTGCCAGAGCGACGTCCTCGATGCGATCAGACAGGCGCTTCATGTGCTCGGCCATGCCGGCGAGATCGTTTGCCAGTTCGCCCAACATCTCCAGCGGGGAGGCAGAGCGCTTCGGCTCGGGCTGGGTTTCGATCTTCTTCGCGGGCTCGCTCATCTTCGGCTCCTGAGGCTTGGTCTTTTTCTCGACTTGGATTCGTTGGTAGTGGTCAGTACCAGTGCGGCGGATCAATCCGGAATCGACCAGATCGCGCAGGCAGCCCTGGACAATCCGAACGTCCGGCGTGCTTCCAGTCATGTTGCGGAGCGCGGTGAGCACCTGGAACGAACGCCAGGGCTCAGAGATCGGTACGCACTCGTAGACCTTCTTCGCGATTCCGGTCTGGCCCTGCATGAGGGACTCCTGTTTTGCGGGCGTCACTGCTCGATCCTCCCTTCAGGCCAAATGCTCTTCACGACCGCGAGCGGGTCGCAGTCCTCCATCAGAATCATCGTGAAGCGCTTGGCGCCTACGACTACGGTCCAGGAGCGCTTCATTGGGTGGCCCTCTTGTCTCCAAGAGCGGGTGCCGCCTGTTCCATAACGGTCGGGAAGTAACGATTGCGCCACCAAGCGATGCCTCGGTCTGGAACAGACAGTTCACGGTCAATCGAGCAACGATCTTCATTGGCTCGCTTGTGGGTGAGCCGGAGGTAGTCCTCTGCCTCACTTCTGCCCATCATTTCGAGCAGGACTTCGTCAACGACTTCGCTAACTGGGCGCAGGCAATCCAGAATGTCTTCGCGGACCGAGAGAATTGCCTTGGTCCAGGCACTCTCTCCCGCTGCTGTAAGAAGTATCTGGCCTAGCCAATCAAGCGACATATCCACCCACTCGTCGCCGCGCGGAACCAGCAGATAGCAATTCATGAACCCGCGCGCATCGCTCTGCGGCCTGGAAACCAGAAATACCACTGGCCGACCGGTGTACTTGCGCGTCTGATCTGCTTTGGCCACCTCGATCTCAGTCGGTCGCGAACCTTTTACTTCGAGATACATATCTGCCGCTGGGAGGTAGAAGTCCGGCAGATACTTGCATCCATCGACCTGGATAAGATGCGGTTCGTAGAGATAGAAGATATCTACCGCATCCATGAGTCGAGCCCACATCAACTCGGTGTAGGAGCGCAGTTTGTATCCCTGGTGCTGGTAGATAGTCCGGCGTCTTTCATCACCTTTCATCACCAGTCCTCCTTCTGCTCAGGCTGTTCGCGGTATTGGCTTGCAAGAGGAACGAATCGGGATTTGCTTCCCTGGAATGAGGTGAATACGCTGCCGATCTCTCCGTCCCGATTCTTCCGGATCAGGATTTCGCCGATGCCCTTCTTATCGCTGTTCGGGAAATAGACTTCATCGCGGTACACGAACATCACGATGTCCGCGTCTTGCTCGATGGCGCCGGACTCGCGTAGGTCGCTGAGCACCGGGCGCTTATCCGGGCGAGACTCACATCCGCGGTTGAGCTGGCAGAGCGGGAGCACCGGGCATCCGATCTCCCTGGCCAACAGCTTCATCTGGCGCGACATGGTGGTGACATCATCTACGCGCCCCTTACCATCCCCTTCTACGAGACCTAGGTAGTCGATGACGATCAGGCCCAAGTCACCCATGCGGTGCTTCTGCCGGCGGGCAATGGAGCGGATGCGCGGCATGGTCATGACCGGCACGTCGCTCACGGCGATTTTTGCGTCACGAAGCTTGAGAACTGCCGCGTTGAGCTCGGTGTAATCCTTGTGGGTGCAGGAACCATCTTTCAGGTTCTGGAGAGAGATACCTCCGACAGCAGCGATCAGGCGATCCATTAGCTGGCTCTTGGTCATCTCGAGACTGATTACCAGGACCGGCCTGTGCTGCTTGATGGCCACGTCTGCTGCGATGTTCATCGCCAGGGTGGTTTTGCCCATTGCAGGGCGACCAGCGATGACAATCATCTGTCCAGACTTCAGGCCTTGCGTGTACTGGTCGAGGTCTGGAATTCCGGTGCTCAAACCATCCAACATGTCGCCTTTCTGCGCTCGGTCATGGCGCTCCTGAAGCACCTCCACATGGTCGCGCAGGATGTCCCCAACCATTTGGCACTCACCGTTGGTGCCGCCGGCATCCAGGCCAAGCACAAGGGCCTGAGCCTGGGCGATCTTGTCTTCGATTGAACAATTCTGATGAGCAACCTCCTCTACCCCACTGGCTACATCAGCTATCTGGCGTGAGATGGCTCGCTCACGAACAATCCGTGCGTACTCCTTGGCATTCGCCACGCTGACGATGTTGCTCAGAATTTCCCCGACGTAAGCCATCGTCCGGGTTTCGTCGCAAAGGAACTCTTTGGCCTCTGCCAGAGTGATGATGTCAATCGGCGTGCCGGCAGACTCCAGATCAAGAATCAGCCGATACAGGTCTGCGTTGACGCTGTATGCGAACGCGTCGGGGGAAAGCTCTTCGGACAGAACGCTAATCAGGTGCGGCTGTTTGAGCATGGCGCCCAGCACGCCGTGTTCCGCCTCCAGGCTGTGAAGTTCGATCATGCTTGCTCCTCCAACTGACGGAACACGGCACGCGAGCAGATCACCTCGAGACGCGGAACCACGTTGGCGCCGCGATACCAAATTTGGCTGGTGCGATTCGCGCGCTCGAAGATGGTCTTCCAGAACGGGCTAGCCTGGTGGGATTCGCTCTCGTTCCAGCGCTCAACGATCAGGGCGCGGAGAACCTTGTCGCCGACAACCGCGACAGCCGGCAGGTTCGGGCAAACGCGGTGGTACAGGTCAATGATCTTGTCGACCGGAACGCCAGTCTCGCTCACGGAGTTGGTGGCGCTCTTTGCCAGCCATTTGACCAGGAACATGCGCCAGTTCTTCTTGGCCTTCCGGGGATTTGCAGCAGCCCACACAGCAGCCCGTGCGATCTCTGCCTCGACGTCAACCGGGGAGTACGCGTTGGCCCATTTGGTAATCAGGGCTGGCTCGACTTGGAAGTCCTCGCCATCGAACGAAACCCCGTTGGATTTCTTGACCGGAGCGTGATCAGCCCCCTGGGGGGCGGAAATCTGTTCCGAAGGAACAGTTTCAGGGGGTAGATCTTCTTTCTTTGTATAGAGAAGGGAGTGAGCAGTTTTGGTCTCACTCACCTTATCGCCGAGTGAGATAACATTGTCCGAGTTAGATGATTTGGTCTCACTGAGACGTTCTTTCTTCTGCTCGTGGAATACCCATTCGCTGGCGGGAGAAACGCCTAGCTCACCGCGGCTTCCCCCGATGCGGAACAGGATTCTCCTCTCCAGCAGATGGCTGATCGCCTTTGACACCACGTCGCGGCGCATGTTGGTCAGCGCGCCAATCTCGTCGGCGGTGAGGCGCTTTGCCTCAACTTGATATCCAATCGTCTGGCGGCATATCGCGAAAAGCACTCGGAACTCGCGGGCAGGCAAATCCACCTTGGCCAGCGATTCCATCAAGCTGTTTTCCATCCGGGTAAACCCCCCGGTGTTGCGTAAAGAAACGATATTGCTCATACTCGGTCCGTCCGTTTGCTATTTCCCAAGCGTGATTCGGCTGCCACCGATCCACGCACCGACAAAGCCCTGTAGTAGTTGCGCAGGGCTTTGTTGTATCTGCGCCTCCACTCGCTCGAACCCATCTCCGCAAGCTCTCCAGCAGCGTCAGCCATTGCGGCATAGTCAGAATTCGTGAGACGAGGGCGCATGCTTAAGCGCTCACCAAGCGAGGCTTGCGCCGCATTTGGTCAATCATCCGCAGAGCCTCTTCTGTCGCGGCGCGAGACTCAGAGAGTTCACGGTGAGCCTCTTGCAGTTCGCCTTCGTCAGCGCCATCAACCAGGCTTGCGATTGCCTGTTGTGCTTCGCCGTTCTCCTTGATCAGAGAGCGCAGCATGCAAAGCACTTCCCGCTCGCCACCCTGACCATCGATAAGGCGCACCGATACCCCGACCGGGGTCAGCAAATCGCCCAAAGCCTGGATTTTGAGATCGCTCGGCAACGCAGCCAGGATCGACGGCAGGAAGTTGGCCGGCAGCAGGTTGTTGTCCTTGGTGGAGTCGTCCAGCCAACGGAACACTCGGTCAGCATTCGCTTTCATTCGGTCCATCGCATCGCGCGAAGGAGGGTCGAATACGATTCCGGTGGCGACGTGAGCGTTGATGCGTTCGTGAGCCTCGACGATGTGCTGGACCACGGTCTCGCGGCTCCAGCCTTCCCGGCGGCGCCATTGGTTCACCACGCCGAGCAGCGTGGAAATCAGGGTGTGCGATTCGGTTCGCATGCTTTGTGGCCTCCCGGCCGGTAGATTGGTCGGGGTCAGGCAACGGCCTTGCGCGCCGGGATCGGCCGCGTTTCAACAGCCTCCAGCTTCCCGTCGTCACAGATCGTGATGGTTATGTTTCGTTTAGCGCGGAGCATCTGAGAGATAGCGCTCTGCTGCACGCCAAGGCCTTTGGCCAAATCAGCCTGCGTGCCGTGCTCAGCCAGGTATTCAATGAGGGTTACGGTCTTCATGGTGTGCTCTCGCTGGAGTCCTGCACACATATTAGCACTGCTGTTATTGATTTTTCAAGCAAAACAGCAGCAGTGCTGTTTGCATAAATATCAGCTCTGCTACTTAATCACTCGGATGAAAAAGCCCGTAAGAACCCCTCTGTCACAATCCCAGTTGGACGACGCCAAGCGCCTCCAGGCTATCTACAAGAAGCGAGTCAAGGAATCGCGTGAGCGCGGTGAAAATCCAATACTGAACCAGGCCGAATTGGGTGAGAAATGTGGCTGGAAGTCCGGGCAAAGCACCGTTAGCCAGTACATGACTGGACGCGTTGCGCTTAACCTTGAGGCTCTTGTCAAGCTGGCCGAGCATCTTCAGTTTGAGCCGTCAGAGGTGAGCCCAACGCTGGCTTCTGGAATCAGACGCGCCGGTCGTCCAGATGGAGTCAAGGCGCCTGATCGCGAAGCCGCCAATGCGCCATTCCCGGATCGTCTTGATGCTGCCGACCTGAGTGAGGAGCGATACGCCTTCGTGCCTCAGTACGATGCCAAGGCAGCAGCCGGGTTAGGAAGTGAGAACCCGCATGTTGAGATTCGAGCTACCTTGGCTTTTAAGCGGGAATGGCTCAAGGCGAAGGGTGTCAGCCCAAAGAGCCTGGCCGTGATTTATGCGGATGGCGAGAGCATGGAGCCCACCATAAACGATGGAGATGTGCTCCTCGTTGATTTATCTAAGATTGAGCCTGAAGACCATCAGGTCTTCGTGCTCGCCGGATCTGAGGGCGCCATCGTCAAGAGACTGGTTTCATCCCCTTTAGGTCGCTGGATAATCCGAAGTGATAACGAAGACAAGGCCGAGCTTCCAGACCGTAACCTGTCGCGCGAAGACAACGACGAGCACCGCATCATAGGCAAGGTCATCTGGAGGGGTGGGGATTTGTAATGGCTGCTGCGGGAGTACCATAGGGTCACGGGGCAGCGACCTGCACTTATTGAGTCGACCTGCAGATAATAAAACGACCTGCAGCTTTTTAAACGACCTGCACATTTCTTATAGACCTGCTATATTCTCGTCGACCTGCACATCCGTGCATGATGATCATCGGGAGATTTGAATGAGCAGCGGTCTTAAAAGAATCATTGAGAACCATGACAAGTCTCTGGAAGAGCCAAGTCAGGCAGATTTCACCTTCAAGCGGCGATCCTATGCAGTCTCCAACCTGAGGGGAGGAATCGGGAAGTCGACTCTCTCGTTCAATTTGTCCTGGATGTTCACTCGCCACAGCCCCACTTTGATTGCCGATTTATGCCCACAAAGGAATCTAACCGAATCCCTAATGCGCGGCGCGAAGGCTGAAGTTTCTGTCGGGGACGCGCTCCGCCCTAAGGTTCTCGGGCCAGCATTTGGCGATGTGCCTGAAGACATCTCTTACCGAATCAGCAGTTATAACGACCACTTCAAGGGCGGGAAAAGCGGATATTTTGTTCCTGGAGATGGCCAGCTCTTCGCCTTCCCCTCCGCTCTCTATCAGCAGCTCCAACAGGCTATGGCGGCGAACAACGCAAAGGCTGTGAGCAATATCCTGTTCAGCCTTCGAGACATTCTTAATGTCGAAGCAGCCGAGAAGAAATGTCAGAACATTTTGATGGACTGCAGCCCGTTCTACGGTGGCGGAACCCACCTGGCTTGGTGTGCAGCTGACGCGTTGATCATCCCTGTGCGGGTTGATGAACACTCAATTGAGTCGCTCGACATCACGCTGGACATGCTCTCCAACCCGAATAGCGATTACAACATTTGGGCTGAGAGAGCTGGTGGTATGAAACCGCCCAAGGTTGCTGCGATCGTTATGACTATGGTCGGAGCACGAAGCCCGAAAAAAGGCGTGAAGGACCGGGCATCGCAAATGTATGTTGAGCGCGCTTACAGCACTGCTGCGAAGTACCCAGCGCTTTTTGATATAGACGATCCTGCCGATGCATTTGCGATCACTGATGACTTTATGTCTGCTGGACGCATCAGTGGCGCCGAGGGGATTCCGATTCCGAAACTCAAGGTCGGCCAATTCCACACCGTCAATGGTAGCCGTCTACAGGTCAATCAGTCGCAGACAAAGTACAAGAAGGAGCTGGAATATCTTCTGAGCATCCTGTGACTCTCTAAGCCCCGCACCAGCGGGGCTTTTCGTTCCTAACCACCTTTGATAAATTCCCTCCGCCTGCCTGGGAAGACAGCAGCCCGGCAACAGGCCGCGCCTCGACTCCAGTGCGGCCTTTTCACATCAGCCGCGCATTTGTTACATTGAGGCGTCCTTGAAGGCACAACACCAAAAGGACCAGGCCGCGCCGGAACCTTCCCCGGCGCGGCCTTTTCGTTCCTGCCCTTCCCTCCCGGCTCTGCGCTGAGCTGACGACAGCCATGCCCAGGCGCGCCCTTCCCGCCTGACACCTTATCCAGAGCCCACCTAGCCAAACTGTGGCTACCCTCTCCAGTCCCCTCCGAATAGAATCACCTAGCCATTACACATCGAGGAGTTTTCCGTGGCCCTGATTAAGTGCAAGGAATGCGGCGCCCAGGTGTCGAACAAAGCCAAAGCCTGCCCATCGTGCGGTGCAAAGGTACCCAAGAGCGTTGGCGTCATCGGTTGGCTGTTTGTGATATTCATCGTCCTGCCTATCGCCTGGCAGTTTGGAACGGGAATCGGCTCCTCCGGCGATGCGGCTCAGTCGCGATCGAACAGCCCGCAGCGGGCAACCACAAGCCCTACTAAATCCCCTTGGGAGCGCCATGAATACAAAGACCCGATGAGCGATGAAGTAACCAGGATGCTCACGCTTCAGTCGAAGACGTCCACCCTCTTCGATTTCCCATATCGAGTTGCAGGGGGCTCATACCTGAATCTTACCTTCCGCAAAAAAGGCAAAGACCTGGACGCCTTCCTCAAGATCACCAAAGGGCAGATGCAGTGCGGTTATCGAGACTGCGGTTTCGTTCTTCGGGTCGGTGAAGGCAAGGCGCAAAAGTGGACCGGGGTCCGCAGTTCGACCAACGACAGCGACCTGATGTTCGTTCGGGACGCTAAGCAACTGGAGGCTATCGTCAAATCGGGTAAGCCTTTCCGGATCGCTATCGAGTTCTTCCAGGCAGGAGAGCGCGTTTTCGAGTTTGACCCGGCAGGTTACCCAGGCCTATAGCAAGCAGAGACGTTACCAAGCCCGCCTAGCGCGGGCTTTTTCATGGGCGCGAGAAAAATATCAGCAGTGCTATTGACCACTTGATAACAGCACTGCTAATTTATCTTCAACGGCCCAGCAACACACCGCTGGACCAGGCCACCGAGCCGACCG